TGCCAGACTCAATCAGCACTTCGTCGATCTCATCTTGATCTGTGCAATCGGTGGCGTGTACGCAGTACCACACAACGTCTGTGATTGATTTTATGCCGTGATGCTTGCCTGCGGCGATTGTCAGGCAAGCAGGCGCATGAACAACTGATTTCTCACCATCGACCGCCAGCTCAACAGACCCGCTGGCCAAGATGGACAGGTGGTCGTGTTTGTGGGCGTGCTGAACCAAGACGTACCCCGCCGGGATGCGGGTTTCTTTGGCATAGACGCCTGCGCTAAAGTGGTGATGGATCATGTCACCTCACGGCCACTGACGCGCATGTTGATAGCTGTGGCAGTGCCTGCAATGGTGCTGATGAAGTCGCCCACGCCCAGCACTTGGCCCACCAACTCGGGGAAAGTATAGACCTCAGACGCTTGGAGCGTTTTGGTCTTGGTGATCAAGTTGGAGTTGCCCGCTGACCCAGCCACAGTGACCAAGTTGACGCTGATGGTTGCAGCGCTGGCGCTGTAGTTGGTCGCGGTGAACTTGTCGATGATGGCCGTGACGCCAGTAGCGGTGTACTGGGTTGTTTGGCTGTTCTCGACGTTCTTGGCGGGAACAAGGACTTTGACGGTGACTGTCATGGTTTACTCCAATAAGAGGCAGTTATTAGCGGCTTGTTGCATGATGACCCAATTGGTGCCGTCAGACACCATTGTCGCCCAATTCCCTACAACTGCCAAGAGGATTGCTGTGCCAGCAGACGTGCTGTCAATGGGCACAACGTTGCTTGATGCAGACACCAAAGTCTGCGCTTGCATGTTCTTAAAAGTCAAAGTGCGGCCAATGTAAATCGCAGCAGACGGCAAGGTCACTGTACAGGTTGAGCCGGTCTTATTGTTGATCAACCAAGTATCGGTTGCGGCGACCGTAAAGTCAGCCGTCTTGGTGATTGGTGCGCCGCTGGCGGCGTAAATAATAGATGACGCAGGAACGTTCTCCCAGCGCAACTGAGCCCCATCGTAGACCAGTACATCGCCATTGGCAGGCGTTGGTGCAAAAACGTCAGACAGTTGGCTAACCAATGGCTCGGCCTGAACTCTGACAAAGACAGACCCAGCGCCAGCTGACGAGGCATTGATTACTGCGGCCACCACAACGTGAGGGGTTGGCGCGGCAGGCAGATTCTTTGTTAATCCACCAGCGTATGAAGGGTTGTAATACAGGATGTCACCGTCTACCCAGACCTCACCATACGGCGTGCCAGTGGTGTCAAAACCTCGAACCAAGCCAAAACTGGAAACCAAGCCAAAGCCATTGTTTGCGATGGCTTCTGCGGCAATACCCATAATAAGCTGGCCATTGGTCACGCCTGTGGATGGCTTGCCCTTCAGCACACCAGATGCGCCGACAGAGCCATCAAACATCACTAACTCGCCTTTGGCAATGGCAGCTGATGCTTTGATAAAGTAATACTGCGTTTCACCAACTTGCTGAAGCACGTTGGCGGTCATCTGAATGCCAAGCGTTGTGCCGCCATCCCACGCCACCGTGCCAATGTCAGTTGGTACATTTTCTGCTGTGGTGTCAAATGTCACCCATGGCAAGTTAGCCTGTTGAAGCGCAGCCATTGTGCCCAACTCTTGACGAGGCAGCGTTTCAAGTTGTTGACGCACTTGGTTGATCAGCGCTTGCAACTCGCCCACTTCAGCCGACGGCTGTAAATCGCCTTCGTGCTTGATCTTGAGGATGTCTTCCGAATAGTCAATTGCAGGCGGCAGCGTTTGCAGTTCCTGATTGACCGCACGAAGCGCGGCGTCATAAGACGCGATCACCGACTCGGCGCTAAACGTAAGCCCAGAATCGTCAATAACCCCCGTGGCGACTTGATTGAGCGACAGAAAAAACAAGTACCATGCCCGGTCAATCAACCCGGTGCGTGGGTCAATTAACGGCACCCTGGGGGGTGTAATGGGTGTAGGCGTTGCGTTGGGGCTAGGCATTGGTTGGGCTGATAATCAACTCGGCGCCCATGATGGCCACTTTGACTGGGTCAGTCATGGACAACTCATAGACGCGATCCCGCAGCTTGAGCGTCATGCCCAGCCGCCGCCAAAACGTCCGGTGGCCATACGCACCGATCCTGCCAAGTGGCGACCAATGCTCATTTGACCAAGTGTGCCCGCCGTCGTCCGACCAACGCAACATGGCTTCGGGGTACGAGCCTTGGCCAGTATTTAAGCCTACGCCTGTCTCACAGTCTAATTGCAAACTGTGATGGGCCGTGCGCTTCAAGTTGTTCTGACCCGTGGGCAGCGCCCGCCAGGTGCGAAGCCATTTCTGAATCTGGCCGTTGTCGGCGTACACGTCAAGGTCAAAAGCGTAGATGTTGCCGTTTTCAAAGTCGCCAACAACAACCTTGTTGTTGAACGCCATCTGGCAGTTGCTGCGGTGCCGGGTAAACGCGCCGTCAACAAAGCCGGCCCGCTCATGCCAGGCTTGGGTGGCCGCGTCGTACACCCAAGTGGTGTTGGCCGTGGGGAAGATCAGCACGTAAAAGCTGTGACCATCCTGTTGATAAGTGTACGCAATGGCGTCCGACATATCGCTGTACTGCTGGATTTGCCATTCGACCGCATGGGTTGAAATACGTTGGCCTTGGTAACCGTTGGCTCGGTAAACAATACCTTGCCCCCGGCGATCCCGACCTAGCCAAAACAGGCCGTTGTCCATCTTGGCGATGGAGTAGGGAGCCGCGCAGCCAAGCTCGTTGAACGCGCCTTGGATGCGTTGCAGGGGAAAGTCTGTGGCGCCTGAGTCGTACCAAACCTCAATGGAGTTGGTGCCAAAGGCCCAGACTTCGCGGAAATTGGACACCACAGCTACCAAGCCGTCAGGCGACCCTTCAGTGCTGGCAAATTCAAGCGGGTCAATGGACGTACCATCCAAAAGGGCAGTTACCCACATCCTTTGGCTATTGGGTTCATTGAACACAAAGTAACCGTCCAAATAGCAGACCGTCACCGCGCCGGGAAAATCCGGGTCAGTGATTTGGCCGAAGGCGTTGGTGTTGGCGTTGTATATGTAGCTGGGGCCGTTGGCTGCAATGAACAATTGCGTGCCGTTGTCGGCCATGCTGACCGGCCCAGTGCCTGCCACGGTGCCAATCAGCGTAGGCACGTAGGACGTGTTGATCTTGTAAAGTTCAGTGCCCGACACCACAAAGGCAAATGAATCACTGGGCGAAAACGCCCACAACCCACGAACTGGGCCGTTACCCATTGTTGATAAAAGCGCCAAGCCTGGGCAGCGTTGCAAGAATGCAGGCTCTTTACCGCCTTCAGGAATGACCTCTGGAAACAGATTGATCATGCGCGCATCCGCAGCGTTGACGCTGCGGGTCACGTAGGTCGAGCCAAGGATAGGCGTTTTCATCAGTAATTGCCGGCGTAGATGTTAAAGCGCTGGCGAGTCGCAATCAACGAATACGGCATAGACATGATGTCATCAGGATTGTTGATGCGCTTCAAATTACGCTTGCTGGTCATGGCAATGCGCTGCACCTGGGGGCTGGGTTCAACGCCAAACTCAGGTGCAAACTCCATGGCCAGGTTGTAAGTAAAAGCGCGTAGATAACCAGGCGGAAACAAAATGTCAGTTGCCAAGTTGGCAGGCTGACTTAGTTCTTGCACGCTGACAAAGTGGAACTCAAGCAGACGTGTGGGGCGCGGGTAGATGTTGATCGTAACGTCTGGGTAGGTCATGTTGACAAACATAACCTGGGGAAAGGTTGAGGTCACGGTTTTGACCGCGATGCCGTTGTACTGCTGCTGATTGATCAGCTTAATGCCATACGACACCCCCGTGCCGGGGTCTTTGAAGTAGGTGGCGTCGTCCACCAAAACAGGCCGCACGGCAGTGCCGTTTAGGCGCACTAGGGAGCCAGTGGGGCCAAGGGTTTCTTCAATGGAGCCAACCGGCCAATTGACAATTTGGTCGATGGTACAAAAGACAGACAGACGCTCGGTGTTCCAAGAGTCGATCATCTGATTGAGCGCCATCAAAGCGTCTTGAGACACTGACGCAGAAGGGGTTTCACCTTCGGCCAGCACGCCCAGCAGCCGCAGCGCCCGGTTGATCTGATCGGCAGCAGAGTAGGTGGCCATCTTTACGCTCCTTGTTCGACCGCCTCAACAGTAGGACGGCCACGTCTACGTTTTACTTCCTGTGGAGCCGCCTCTTCAACAACATCAGGCGTGTCAAGAGTATATCGTGTCCAGCCATTTCTTTCATCGTTCTCGGCTTCAAGTTCCATTGACGCAATCTTGGCGCCGTGGACGGGGTGAGACATGTAAATGATGGGCATAAAAAGAAGGGGGTGATTAGCCCCCTGGTTGGTTTAGGCAGTTATGCCAATGTTTTTCAACGCCACACGAAGCGCGTTAATGGCAGTCGCCAGTTCAGTACCGGTGGCGGTATTGGTGACGGCTGTGATGGCAGCAGCTTGGGCAACAGGCGTAGTGCCATAAAAGCCAGCAGTGCCGCCGGCAGTGCCAATGATTGCACCGTCAAGTTGCGGGTCTTCGTACGCAACACCAACAGGTTTAGTGTTTGTAGGCATGATTGTTCCTTAAAAACAGGGGCCGAAGCCCCCATTAGGTTTACTTCAAAAACGCCGAATAGGCTGCGTCACCAGTACGCACGAAACGGTACGTGTGCGCACCAAAACGTGGGACAGTCACAGAGCCAAAGATCGTGATACCCGTGCCTGTGGTAACAGGAACGGTAGACGATGAGCCGGTGTTGTTGTTGTTGCAAATGGTCAATTCAAAAGCTGAACCAACTTTTGCGCTAGGAACAGCGGCATCGAGCAACGTTGCTGTGGGCAACGTTACGGTCAATGTGGCATCGCTGCCTTTTGCACAAACAACCAAACCAACCGCCACTTGAGCGGCGGTCAAAGTGGTGTCGCCGGTCAAAGTTGCGGGGATGGTTTGTACGGTGAGTTGAGCTTCAGTCAGATTGCCGTCACCAACTTGGTAACCGCCTGCGCCATTAGGTAATGCCATGATAAATTTCCTTTAAAAAAGTTACGAAACGAAGCCCCCGAAGGGGCGTTTCAGATCAACCCCAAATGCGGCAGGCCATCTGAGGACGAATGGTGGAGAAGCCATACAACACGTCGATACGGCAAGGCATACGGTCGTTGTTGATGTCGTACTGGCGAACCACACGCAAGCTGATGCCATTGTGGACGGCGCGCGCAGCCATGTCGACGCCTTGGGGCAGCAACAAGTCAGCGGTGGCGAACGTGATGGCGTCCTTGTGGTAGACCAAGTTCTGGGGGTACTGAGTTGAAGCAGCGCCCACAAACACCACAGCTTTGTTGTTACCAGGCAAGGTCAGCATGGTAGCCAGAGCGTGGCTGGCCGAGTACATCGGCGCAACGGTCACAGTGGCGGTTGTGGTGCTGGTCGAGGAGGCCAAAGCCACAAACTGGAACAGCGAACCGGTGGACTCACGAGTCTGTGGGTTCACAGCGTAGCAGTCAGCGATGGTGAACACGTCACCAACGGCAATGGTTTCACCAGAGCCAACAGTTAGCGTCAGCGTAGCAGAACCTTCAGCGGTCACGGCGGCGGCAGTGACGGTGCCGGTAGCGGCGCGGGTGCCAGTGGAGTGCTGCTTGATCGACTGAGACATGTTGATCTCGTCAAAGCCCAACACACCCATGCCCATCATGCCGTTCTTAAATTGGCGGCTGATGGTATCGGTGGGGTTGAACAGACCCTTCATGCCTTCAACCAAACCAGCGTTAGCGGCGGGGTTGACGGTGGCATAACGGGGGCTCATCACAGCGGCGTTCTCGTTCAGCTTCTGCTGGGCTTGCAACAGCACCAAAGAAGTCGAAGGAGTGGTGCCAGGGGTGCCCACGGTGTTACCGATGCTTTTGTAAGCATTGGCAACGTCGGCGTCGATGGAACTGGCCAACTGGCTGATACGAGGCTTCAACACACGCTCTGCAAAGTCATCCAATTGCATGGTCAATTCAGCAGATGTGAAGTTGACACCAATGTGCTTTTGGCTGGCCACGGTCAAGGTGGTGAACTGTTCGTTGTCGTCTTGAACTTGCAAGGCGGCGCCGTCGGTCACCAAAGCGCGATCAGGCAGGCGAATACGCAGGGTCGAACCAATCTTGGCACCTTCAACAGCAAAGCTGTCGTCGTACTGACGGTTCACGTTACGGGTCAACACAAGGTTGTTTTCGAGAATCTCAAGCGCTTTGCGCGTGATCATGTCGATGGTTAAGATGCTGTTAGCCATGGAAAAAGTCCTTTAAAAATTTAGCGGTTTGCCTGCATCTTCTTCAACTGTCGGGCTCGTTCGGCGTCAATCCACTCTGAAGCGCTCATGGTCTTGGTAGACCGAGGATCAGTCGTGTCATACGCCGGCGCTCCAGAGGAGCGAGCCGTCACGGGAGAAATCGGTGCTGGCGCGGATGTCGTTTTCTTCACTGGTGGATCGCTGGCCAACTTGGCCTCAATCCGTCCAATTTCTTTGGCTTGCAAAATAGGTGCAAGACGGGAGATTCGATCAGCTTCCTTGGGGTTTGCACCGAGGTAGTACGCTACTTCGGGGCCAACGTCCGAGGCTTGAATCGACTGAGCCATCACGGTCGTGATTGGAAGTTTCGGGTTGTACGCAACTTGTTCAAAGTCATCGTATTTGCTCCGAGCTTCTTCTTCCTTCTCATGGTAGGACTCAAGAATTTCAGATTGCTGCCTAGCTTGTTCACGCTGGGCGAGCAGCTCTTCAGCCTTTTTGTAAGCCAATGCGTCTGCATAGGCTTCAGGACTGTCAAACTGGTCAACCGGCGGGATGTCTGCTGGCGCTCTCAATGCCTGCGTTTCCGCTTGCCTTTGAGTCTGCTCTCTTTCCCACTTACGCTGTTCTCTCGCAAGCCGCTTACCGATGGCTGCATCCAGTTCTTCTTGGGTAAAAACCCTTGAAGGTTCTTTTTGCTCATCAGCGACTACCGGCGCATTTTCTACAGTCTCAGGAGTGGCCGTCACTTCCGTTGCTGGCGCGGAGTCAACTTCCGCTAGGTTTTGGACTTCTTCAGTCATGTCAATGAATCCTAAGATTCCCCGGTGAACCTCGCCGGTACGGGTTTGTCAGCATTATGCTGGAATTTGGGCCGCTTGGTAAGTGGCAATTACTTCAGGCGTATGCACCGCAGCGCAAATGGCTTGAACCTTGGCATCTTCGGCGCTGTAATCGGCGCCAGGCACAACGACATGGCGGTGAAATGAACCACTAAGTTGCTTGCCGTCTTCCACAATGCGGGTGCAAGTGCGAACTTGAACACAGCCGTTTTCAACGGTTTCGATCAAGTCAACAACAATTTGTTTTTCTAAAGCCATGATATTTTCCTTGTTTCCAGCCACGGCATCCACCGTGGCATTAAGGTTTCCAGTTGTCCGAACTGGTACGGGTTAACAGTCAGCCGCGCCAGCAAATTCTGGCAGGGTTTTTAAGTGACCGTATGCCTGAGCAATAAAATTGCCACTGTCCATGCTTGGAACAAAATTGTATTCTTTGCGCATCAAATGTTCGCCGGTCGCCTCGTCTTTAAACGTGACAGCGGCTTTGATGTTTGCTTTGTCACCCGCCACAGACTCCACCTTGATGTACAGCGGTGGCGTGGTTGTTGTGGTGTTGCCTGTTTTAACAACAACGCCAGCACCAGAGACAAAGCCCATTCCAGAAACAGTGATTGCTTTTTTGAGCGCCATGATTTTTCCTTAAAAATTACGCTTGTTTGCCACTTGGCCCATAAGCAACAATTACCTCAAAACAAATATTGTTTGTGGGCGCGAATGAAGCATCAGTGTTGAAATAAACACTGATAACGTCACCTTTTACAAAAGATGCTTTTAAAGGTTGGATTCGCACGGCAAGAGGCAATGTAGATTGAAATGGAACAGTTGGATATGAAAGATCGGCAATTGCCACACTGTTTTTTCGAGTTTCAATGTTATATGTTCCAGCAGTCATTGCCGCCGACCCAAAGACATTAATACCGATCACATCACCAGCTTCTTGCATTGTGTAGCTGGCAAAACCGCTTGTCCCATTCATTGTCGGAGTTGCGCTTGCGCCGACAGAAGCAGCGCTAAACATTAACGTATCTTGCTGCATATTCAAAATTTGAATTTTATTTACCGTGCTGTTGTTGTAAATATTTCCTATGGACGTATTTGAAGGAAAAGAACAGTTAATAAACGAAATTGTTTTTGGGGTCGCACCTGAAGTAGAAAATATATTGGCTCCAGATGGGCTTATACCAAAAATAAATGGGTTAGCGTTTGATGTGCCAAAATCCACATTATCAAATTGCAATTTAATAACGCCGCCGCCCGTACTAAAAAACTGCTGTCTTGTGTAAGCGTTAATTCTTGAATTTTTCACCGAAACATTGCTGTCGTTAAACTCAATGTCAATATCTTGATTGGCCTCCCACCAGCATCTTTCAAATTGCGAGGTCATATTAGCCAAGCAAACAACACCTTTTTTGCAAGATTCAAACACGCAATCTTCAAACTGAAATATGTACGACAGGTTTACGCCGACATTGCAATAGTTAAAATAACAGCGTCTAAAAATAGTTGTTGTGCCAAGATCATTACCCCAACCCAACAAAAGTTGAGCGCCATAATTAACGTAGTAACTGTAATCTGGCACGCTGGTCGTATAACGGCCAATACCCAACGTGTTAATTAACTCATAAATATTATCAATACCTGCTTGCACGTAAAGCAACGTCCCGCCATTTGGCGTTCCGCCAGTTGACTGTGCGCCCCACATGGTGATGTTGAAAAAATAGCTGCTTGCTGCCTGAAAAACAAACAATGCTTTTTGACAAGCGGCTGGGACTTCAATCCGAAGGTTGTGTATTTGTATCCCCGAAATAAACCCTGGGTTTGTTACGTCACTTGCTGGATTTGCAGAACGTGAATTGCTCACTTGTACAGCCGTAGTTATACCTGTGTACTGAATGACCGACCCTTGAGTTACATCGCCAGCAAGCCCCCTTGAAGCGCCAGGCCCCCTGCTAGGATTGCCATCGCCATAAATAATGGTGTTTTTCTGATCAATATATAGTGTGGCTGTTGTTTTATACATTCCTGCTGGAATGATTACTGTTCCGTGTATTGACCCAGCGTAATTAATAGCGGCTTGCAACGCAGCAGTATCATCATTAACGCCATCTCCAACCGCGCCATAATCAAGCACGTTAACAGGCGAACCTGTTATCATGCTGTAAGAAACTTTAGTCAAAGACATTTAAAATCCTTTTATGTCAAATAGACAAAATTGCAAATAATAAATGTACCACCTAATGCCGAATTTGCAACGGGGGCTGCGCTACCATCATAAAAAAACAAACCCCCACCGCCACCTGTATTAACAGCACCAAGCCTTACAACGCTCGTTGTATAAACAATTGCAATTTGTTGAAAAATATTTTTAGGGGTGAATGGCAATGTTATTGCTGCACCGCCAACATTAACGTTTGCGGGGTATGTAATATAAAATTGCGCGGTTACTAGGTTACCAACTTTAGTGTAGTTGGCTTGAGTTACTGTTATGCTTAAGCCAGCACCGCTTGCATCAGTAGGTGTCCAAGTGCCTTCTTCATAATCAGCCAGCAACTCGCTTGTGCCTGCGCCCGGTGTGGCAGAAAAGTCAACACCCTGACCGTTGGCAACAATCAGGTTACCCGTAGTTAGGGTCATCTGAGTCGCACTGAGCGCGCGACCAGCAGTCAAGTTAGCAACAGATACTTGTTTAGTGCTGCCAGATTGAACAATAGGCAAAACTTCGGTGCCGGCAAGCGGGACGGTGGATGCAGGTAACGCGGAGATTTTGGTGTCGGCCATGATAATTCCTTAGTTAAACATGATTTCAATAGATGAAGTGATAGGCGGCGCTTGTGAAAATGTCAGCGTTGTGCCCGACACAGCGTAAGTGTTTTTTTGCTGATACACGCCATTGATATACACAAACGTAGCGTTTTCGCTTTGCGGCGCAGTGGTTAATATAAATACGGTTTGTGATCCTGTACCGGTAAAATTTTGTATTTGATATTCTGCCGCGCCAATGCCAGAAATATTATCGTAAGTTGCAATAAGCACATCTGTTGATGTATACAACGCAAATTTATACGGCGTTATTGACACCCATATTTCGCCGCCAGGCACGCGCCCTGCGGAATCTAAAATAATTGGGTTGGCGTGCGCCGTTGCGCCGCTAGAAGACGTGTACGTAACTTTTGGCGTGGTTGTCCCCGCTGCGTAGGTGTACAGCTTACCGCCAGACAGGATCACACCGCTGTTGGTGAAGAACTGGGCCGCAGCGCCGCCCACAGGGGAGAGAAAGACGGCCATTTAGGTCACTCCAAAAGAATTAAGCCCCCGTCCTCTTGGACGAGATTGTCATTGTTTTCGCACAACAAATTGCCGATGATGATCTCGGCATGCTTTCCAGAAACCAGCGTGGCAATACCGCCAAGACCAATGGCTACTGCGTTGCGAAGAGCGACACCAAAGCTCATTGCTTGTTAATCGGTTTGCAGTAAATCGCGCCGTCATCCGCAATGCGAATAGCACTTACGCGGAAAGGTGCGCCGGTGCCCATGGGCAAGTAGAACGGGATTGGGGTGTACGCAGGGATCGGCGTGCTGCCAGTGGTGGCCACAGCACCAGGGCCAATCTCTACATAGCAAGGAGTCGTAGACCAGACCACCACACCCTCGGGGCCTGGGTTCCAGTCAGAAGTGTTTCCAGCAGTGCCAGTGTATGCAACTGTGCGGCCAGGGAAGTCGGCTTGTGATAGAGGATTCAGAAGTTCCATGATTAGTACCCTGTCTGATTTTTAATCAAAATAATGTTGAAATACGAACTCACGGCGTTGTTTGAAGCAGCGCCAATTGCACTTGCCCCTACACAGTTTTTTTCCGGAATCATATACGGCGTTTCAAAAAGATAATCTGCCGCGCTGTTGTTTACTGTCGATACAGCACCCACGCGAAGAATACCATCTGGGCCGTGTTGCTTCAAAAAGCCCGTTACAGCCGTCGTGCCAGAGGCTTGGCCAGCAGAGAACAAACCTTGAACCATGTAGCCTGTGTAGCCTGCGGGGACACAATAGTGGCCTGTGGTGCGGTTGTTGTAGCCAGTGGCAATCAGGTCATACAAAGTCGTGCTGACTTTTGCTGTGATCTCGCCAGCATTTGCCCCACCAGAACCCACAGACGTTACATAAAATTGATTGATGTACAGATACTCACCAACAGTTGAAACTGGTGTGGTTCCATCCATGATCACGGTTTCGCTGATCGTGTTGTAACTGCCGTTTAAGCCTTCGATATACACAGTGCGTGCGCCCGTGCCCGCGCTGTCATCGGCTGTGCTTGTGGAAACAATACTTAGTACAGAAGCAACCGTAGGATGGGGCACAGTGCCGCCATCTGGCCACACAGATTCTTCAGCAGTATCAACGTCGGGGTTGTAGCCAAACACGATTACCGCAGTGTGGCCTTGGATTTGACCACGCGATACCTGTAGGCCAAAAACCTCGTTTTTGCCGTACTGAGTCTGCGAGATGTAAGGTGTGGTCATGCTAAGAATTTCAGTTTGTACAAGGTGCGCAAATAGATTTCAACGATATTATCTATCAATTGTTGCAAAGATGAATCGGATTTGTCAGCCACTTGATACCGGCAGTCTTCAATTTCTCTCAGCGAGTCTTCCAAAAACTCAATAATGTTAGCCGTCTTCTTTGCCGAATGCAAAGTAATTGGCCCCATCAAACCATGCCGGCCTTGATAGGCTTCAGCAAAATCATCAGCCGCGCCAATGATTCGGTCGTAGAAGATGTTAAGCGCCACATGTTTGCTATAGCTGCGGGTGTTCAGATGCACTGAATGCGCTACGTCCCGCGCCAAAAACAATAGGCCTAAAAAATCGCACGCTTTCATTGTGGCATCCCTTGTTGTTCGGGCATCATCTGTTGTTCAGGCATCATTTCACTCTGATCTCGACCAGGCATTTCGCTCACCAAGTCTCCGGATGTGATCATGCCATGCACCGTGCCCAAAACTATATCTTGAATTTGCTCTGGTGACATGCTTGCCTGCACTTGGGCCAAACGCTTGGTTTCAGCCTCGTATGCCTTGACTTGGGCCTCAAAGTCCTTGCGCTCTTGCTCTTGCACCTCGATGGACTTGCCCACGTTTCGGATCATCTGGTGCATCTGCTCCATCTCTTGACCCATGGCTTGCATTTGCTGCTGTGCAGCTTGCAATGCCGGGTTGTCCTCACCGTCTGACAAGAACTTGGGATCGATGGTCTTGGCAAAGCGCTTAGACATTTCTTGGGCGCCAGGCCAATCCATGTTCTTGACAAACAGGTCACCGGCCACAGCCCACAGTTGAGGATTGCCTTGCAACAGTTGTGCCATTGCCTCCAATGCCTCTTGACGTTTGGTCGCGTAGCCTGGGCCAGTGATTGCCACCACGTCGTACTTGCCGACGCCTGGGTTGTAGATTTTCTCGATCACAATCCCGCGCTCGTCCATGATCTTGTTGACCGGCTGCTGTTGCTCGGGGTTGATCTTGATCATCTTGGTCTCGCCATCTTCACCAATGATGCGAGCAATGCGCTGGGTGTCGTAAATCTTGGGAATCAAGTCCACCAACTGACGGGCCACATGGCGCACGCCACGGGCTAGGTTATCCCCGTAGTGATATGTGCCCACATCGCCCTCGCGTTGGCGCGCAAGAATGGCTTTGCCCGAACGCTCGTTGGAACCCATGCCCAAAGATGCGTTGTATTGGCCTGTAGTGCTCTTGATGTCTTCAGACGCCCCTGCTTTGGCCTGCAATAGGCCGCTAGAGGCCATTGGCGGCTGGGCTCGCTGGGGTAGTGGCAACATGCCGCCTTGGCCGTCTGTAACGTCTGGATTGACCTCCAAATACGGCCAGTTCTGTGTGTTGGCGGTCTTCCACTGGTTCTCGTAGCCTTCAAACTGGCCGCCGTAGCCGATAAACGGGGCTTTGGGCGCCAAAGCAAGCATCTCGGCCTCTTGGCTGACCCAGTAGTTGTACATGCGCTGGGCGTCTTTGGCGTTGCGCACCAAGCCCGACACGTACAAGCGACCGTCAACCTCAAATTCGTTGCCTACGATGCGGATCACGGGGATGTATTTGCCCGCCCACTCGCGTTCTTCAAGGATTTCGTACCCGTTGATCTTGCAGTACTTGACCTTCGGACGGTCAGACTCGCGTGACTTTTTGGGCTTGCCGTAGATCGCCCGCAGTTGTTTGTCCTCTGGCGTGCCCTCAAACGCCGTGGCGTTGCCGGGGTACAGGTTCAGCGTTGTGCGGTCAAAATCAATGTAGTAGTAATCCGCGATGCGGATCGTGTCCTCATTGAGCCAGTTGCTGATCGACTGATCGCCCACACCCAGCGACTGCAAGGTGGTGATAGGCGAGGCGTCTGGATACATCCGCTCAAACTCGGCCTTGGTCACATCTTCAGTGACAAAGCACCACTTGGCGTCCGCGCCGGTTGGGTCTTGAATGGTTGGATCCATGTAGACCGAAAAGGAGTTGCGCACCCGGCCAATCTTGATGTCTTGGTCAAAGGTGTTGTCGTCGCAATACTCGGTCAACAGGCGAAGGTAACCTTCGCCGTAAGAAACTTGGTTTTCGCAGGCAGTGTCGTAGGCCACATCGGCGTCGCTGATGTACTCAATGTGGCGAATCATGCCGTTGAAGATGTCGGCCACTTCCACGTCGGCGTTGTCGTCCACCGGAATGACTTTGGCGCCGGGCCGGTTCTGGCGCTGGTCGTTGGTGACCTGGCGCACATGTTGGGGCAGCTTGTTAATCGTCAGACACGGGCGGGCGTTGATCGTCTGCCCTTGCACCGCGCCACGGGTGGCCAGCACATCAGCAGGCCACTGCCAGTGGTTGTCGGGCGAGCCGGCATAAAAGCGCAGGTCGTCGATCTCATCCTCGCGGCTTTCGGCAAGCGCGGACACCGCCAGATCAAGCCTGGCACGGGCTGTGGCCAGGATGTCAGACGCGCTTTTCTTTGGTTTACCGCCTTCGGCCACTGCGCCAGCAGCCGCAATGCCTGTGAAGTCTGCCATTATTTGATCTTGCTAAGGACTTTGTCCACCGTCGCCTTGACATTGTTGCCCGATGGAATCGTGGCATGGCAGTTGGCAGTGGGTGAATAAGTCTCTTTATTGCGTGCTGGCATGCCAGCGCCCGACATCTTGGGTTCGCGGCTGTTGAGTTTAGCGATAGGGGCAAGGGTCTTCATTTCTTTCCTTTCGGGGCTGCACGTTTGACTGCATACGCAATCGCCACGGCCTGCTTGACGGGCTTGCCCGCCTTGACTTCAGCCTTGACGTTCTTGCGGAATGCTTCGGGAGACTTTGATTTGACAAGCGGCATGTTACTTCTTCTTTGCAGTTTTGGCCGATTCTTTAAATGCCTTGGCAGTAGGCGCGCCGGGTGAGCCGGGCTTCCTCATCTTCTCTTTAGAGCCAGCGGCGATGCGTGCCTGTTTTGCGTGAATGTTGGCATAAAGCCCAGGTTTGGTGGCCATATTAACACTTCCATCGTTTGAGT